TGTTGATACTCGACGAACTAAGCAGCTTTAAGAACCACCAGAGCCAAAGGTTCAAAGCACTTAAGCGCGTTCGAAAGTCGATAGGCCGCGTAGTAGGTTTAACGGGTACGCCCGCGCCTAACGGGCTTATAGATCTTTGGGCGCAGGTCTACCTTTTGGACGGCGGCGAAAGGCTGGGCCACTCAATAGGGCGCTATCGCGAAACCTACTTTAGGCCCGACAAGCAAAACGGCGGAATAGTCTATAGCTATAAGCTAAAGGACGCCAGCGTTACGGATCGGATCTATAGCGCTATCGGGGACGTCTGCGTAAGTATGAAAGCGGAAGACTTTCTGGATATGCCGGAGAAACTTATAATTGACCAGCGGTTAACTTTCGACGAAGACCTAGCGAATAAATACAAGGCCTTCGAGCGTGAACAAGTCTTGAACTTACTTAGCGAATTAGGCGAAAAGGAAATAAGCGTAGCGACCGCCGCGGCGCTTTCGAATAAGCTTTTGCAGTTCGCTAACGGCGCGGTCTACGACGAAGCTAAGGCGGTTCACGAAGTACACGAAATGAAGCTGGAAGCGCTTGAAGAAATACGCGAAGCGGCGAACGGTCGTCCGCTGCTGGTCGCCGTAGCTTTCCGACACGACGCCGCGCGGATCCTAAAGCGCTTCGGTAAAAAGATCGACGCGCGCGTTTTGGACGGGCAAAAGGATATAGACGACTGGAACGCGGGCCGTGTGGATATGCTTATTTTACACCCCGCCAGCGGCGGCCACGGGCTTAACATTCAACACGGCGGGAATTATGTTATTTGGTTTGGGCTTAATTGGTCGCTGGAACTTTATAAACAGTTAATCGCTAGGCTTTGGCGGCAGGGCCAAAAAGCCAAACAGGTTTTTATTTATCGCCTAATCGCGGCGGGTACTATCGACGAGCGCGTGGTTAGTTCGCTGGCGGAGAAGGATGGGACGGAGGCCGAACTACTGATCGCCGTTAAGGCGGAAAAGTCAATGATTGAAGCGGTCCGCGACATTGTGAAAAAATATATTTAAAGAAAGTTTGGTATTTATTTAAACTTTGTTTAATATTGTTCAACAATTAAACGGAACAAAACCATGACCCCAGCAACCAAAAACCCAACAGGCGAATTTATCAAATACCCAAACGGCGTAGTAATGTCTATTTATTCGCAAGTGACAAAAGCAGGAATGCGCTATTACAGATATTACAGAGGCCGTTTTTTACCTGTCTCAAAGCTTGACATTGCGCAGCTAGCATACGTAAAAAATTAAACTTAACCCGGACCGCTTCGGCGGTCCTTTCCTTTACACTATATGCAAAACCTAATCCAATTACTCGAAAAAACGCTGGTGGAAGCCCGCGAGACCAAGGTGCTGCACGCGCAGCAAATCGAAGCCATGCAGGCCACATGGGAGGCGAAGATCGAGCAGGATCGCGTCGAACTGCTGGAAGACTACGAAGCCCGACTGGCTGACCTGCGGCACGCAAACGAGATCGACAAAGCGAATCTGGAAGATGATTTTAAGATGCTATCGGAGCGATCCGAAGAATCGCGCGAACTTTTGGAGCGCGTAGAGATGGCGCGCGCTGGGGTACTGCCTACCGAGAACCTACCCGCGCGGATGCTATTCGACAAGCTGGCGGAGCGCTGGGAGTTCCTGACTTTGGCCGACGTGGAGATGATCGAAGCATTCCTGGACCGTAAAGTTTTTACGCTATGAGCCAGATCGAAATCGTAGTAAAAGGGCCGGACCGACTGTCCGCATTTATGGAACTTGTCAGCCTTTACGACACGCCAAACGACCGAACTTTGATAAAAGTTGAAGGTGAAGACGGAGCGGCTTTTATTAGTGGCCGATTTAAAAAAGTTAAAATTTTAACTTTTAACTGGAGCGGCTTAGATCCGGAAGACTTTCCGGGGAAAAATAGCGTTTTACGCTAAACCGCATTTGGAGCGCCTCAGGGCGCTTTTTTGTTTTTTGCTTGTAAACACAAATCTGTTTTGTTTACTTTTGTGTTTACAACGTAACTGCTTGACTTACTTACTGTTATCCATATATAGTAATGGTAAACAATAAATATATAAATAATATTAAGAAGAGGGGGGTATAGGCATATACACGCGAGGAAATACAGTACAGAAAACAACACACCCCTATCGTCCCAAGGATAATATGGGGATTTGTGTTTACTTTGTTTACACCCCCCATTACCCCGATGATTATCAACACGTTACGCGTAAACACAAAAGCTTTACTTGAGGCGGCTTTGTTTACAATTGCTTTTTTGCCGTTTTTGGCGTAGAATTGACCGAAAATACCTCCGACACTATGCAGATAAGAACCGTAAAACTGACGGCGATAAAGCCAAACCCGAACAACCCGCGGACGATCAAAGACGAGAAATTTAAAAAGCTAGTTAAATCAATTCAGGACTTTCCAAAAATGCTTGAGATCCGACCGATAGTAGTCAATTCGGATATGATCGTGCTGGGGGGTAACATGAGGCTGAAGGCCTGTAAGGAAGCCGGACTGAAAGAAGTACCGATCGTACTGGCGGACGACCTGACCGAAGACGAACAGAAGCAATTTATCATAAAGGACAACGTCGGCTTTGGCGATTGGGACTGGGAGCAGTTAGCCAGCCAATGGGATACCGAAGAACTCCAGGCGTGGGGCCTAGACGTGGTGACTTTCGAACCTGAACCGAATTATGAGGATCTTATAGGCCGAGAGAAGAACAAACCAGCCACTTTGAAAATAACCTTTGTAAGTCCGGAGCAGCTGCAAAAAGCTGAAATCGACATCCAGGAATTATTGGACCGAACATACCCCGGAGCATATTTCAGCGTTTCAGCCGGCGAGATATGAGACTAGAAATCGCATCGGTGAAAGCCATAAAATATGCTTGCATGAATTTTCATTATGCAAAGTCAATACCTGTTAATCCATTTGCTTTTAGTGTATTTAATAACAAAAATGAGTGGTGTGGTTGTATTTTATACAATGCCGGCGCAAATCCAAATATAGGTAAACAGTTTGATTTAGTTAATGGGCAAATAATTGAACTTATTAGGATGGCACTTAATGGTAAACAAGAAAGCACATCTAAAGCTTTATCTTTATCATTAAAATTAATACAAAAAAAAATGCCGACTGCTAAAATGATTGTTAGTTATGCTGATTTGGATCAAAATCACAATGGTATCATTTATCAAGCAACTAACTGGTTTTATATTGGTTTACAAAAACCAGCAGGAAGATCGGCTTTCATCATTAATGGAAAAAAAACGCATCCAAAAACATTGCATTCAAGAGGTATAAAACAATCAATTTCGGAAGTAAAACGATTATTAGACCCTAATGCATCTGAATTTTTTACTAATGGTAAACATAAATACATCTATCCGATTGACAAAAAATTAATACCTTTATGCCAATCCCTTTCGAAACCGTATCCGAAAAAGGAAATACCTGCGCAAATTGAGTAAGGTAACTTACCCGGCAATCCAGCCGGGAGATGGCGGTCGGACCGACCTTTGCGCTCTACCATGCGAACAAGCACGAACATATTAAAAAAGAAGATGATCGAAGCGCTAGAGAAGAATCTCGGCGTAGTGACAACTGCCTGTAAAGCTGCTGGCGTAGGTCGAACCGCCCATTACGAATGGATGGACAAGGACCCGAAATACAGGGCAGCCGTTGAAGAACTGCAAGGCGTGGCAATTGACTTCGTGGAGTCGAAGCTTTTTAAATTGATCGAAGGCGGGTCTGACGCCGCGACAATTTTCTATTTGAAGACCAAAGGCAAGGCGCGCGGATATGTAGAACGCCAGCAATTCGAACACACCTTCGAGCAGCCTGTTTTTGCCGATGACAGCGAAGCAGACAACGGTTAAAGCCGTCAAGGGCTTCCGATATACCACGGCAATCAAAAAGCTGCGAGCGGCCCGCAAAACAGGCGCTAGGACGTACATCGTACCGGGCGGAACGTCCGCCGGTAAAACGTTCGGGATTCTTCCGATACTAGCCGACCAGGCTATCAAGTCGCCAGGCCTATCCATTTCC